GGGTGTCCGAACAGCTCTCACTGCTGGCAGAGGAACACGGACACATGAGTCCCGATGCCAAGCTGATGTTCTCGTATCTCAACGGCGAGATCAGCTACCGCACGATTAACGACTTCACCATCTCCGAGGCGCTGTTCAACAAGCTCAAGAACCTGTTCAAGAACATGTCACTCTACTGGCACATGTTCTTTTTCCGTGAGCTCGTCTCCCGGGGCATCACCAAGGGCGACATGCCCGTAATCGACGAAGGTACCGAGGGCGGCGACGATCTTCCTCCCGAGGCAGAGCCTCTGGAAGAGGACGAGGACGATGCCGATGACGGCGTTTCTGGGGTCGATGAGGAGCTTATAGCGAAGGCCATATCTGTCGTTCGGATGGAAAACAAAGCGTCTGTGAGCCTGTTGCAACGGCGTCTGTCGATCGGATATTCCCTCGCCTCGCGTCTTATGGACACGCTGGAGGAGCGCGGCGTGGTCGGTCCGTACAACGGCGGACAGCCCCGTGAAGTGCTCCCCGCCGACGATCCGGAGGAATAAGCCATGGCGGAGATCGTATTTATCCCCATCGACCACCTGCACCCGCATCCGGACAATCCCCGCAAGGATCTCGGAGATCTCACCGAGCTGGCCGAGAGCATCAAGGCGAAAGGCATTCTGCAGAACCTGACCGTTGTCCCTATGGTCAACGTCGACCCGGACGCCACGATCAAGATGGGTGACGACCACTATTTCATCCTGATCGGACACAGACGCATGGCCGCTGCGAAGCTGGCCGGGCTGAAGCATCTCCCCTGCGTGGTCGTGGATATGGAAATGGAAGACCAGATCGCCACGATGCTGGTCGAGAACATCCAGCGTTCGGATCTGACGGTATATGAGGAAGCCAAGGGCTTTCAGATGATGCTCGACCTCGGCAAGACCGTGGAGCAGGTGTCCGATATGTCCGGATTCTCGACGTCCACCGTCCGGCGCCGCGTGAAGCTCGCCGCTCTGGACGAGAAGAAATTCAAGAAGGCCGTCGACCGGGGCGCTACCCTGTTCGACTTTGCCAAGCTGGACGATGTCGAGGATCCTGCCGACCGTGATGCCCTTCTGGACGTCATCGGCAAGCCCGACTTCAAGAACAATCTGGCCGGCGTCCTCAAAGCGCAGGAGAACCGGAAGCTCATAGCCTCATGGGTCGAACAGATATCCGGGTGGGCCGAGCAGATGGAAGATCTGAACTGGGAAGGAGCATACAGGGTCGGCACCGTCGCCGGCGAGCCCGTCAAGGTGCAGTACGTCCGCAACTACACCGTTTACGGCGCAAGGAAAGATCTTACCGTCGAGCGTCCCGAAGACGCCGACACCGTCCGGTACCTGTTCCTCGCCTCAAGCAGCCAGGTCGACGTATACCGGGAAATGGATCAGGCGTTCCTCGATGAAAAAGCCGCGAAAGAGGCAGAGGCCAATGAGCGCCGCGCCGCCCATGACGCCAAGATGAAACAGTTCGAGGAAATGACCGCACGGCACCGCAAGCTCCGCTTCGATTTCGTCAGGGACTTCAATCAGTTCTCGAAGAAGAACGAGGACATGTGGGAGTTCATCATCGAAGCCATGGTCTACGCCAAGAAGAACGGCGGCGGATACTACAACGTCACGCAGGCTATGCCCAAGCTGGCCGAGATCCTCGGCGTCGAATATAAGGAAGACACCCACGACCTCGCCTATCTCCCGTTCCTCGAAGCCAAGCGGAACAGGCCAGAGCAGACCGCTCTCCTGACGGCCATGTGGATCATGGACCACGGCAGCTTCTACACAAGCAAGTGGGACGCCGAGAGCCAGCGCTATCTGGTCGTGTTTCAGAACTGCGACGCTCTCGATAAGGTCTATCGTCTTCTCAGCTCGATGGGCTATCTGCAGAGTACCGAGGAGACGGAGCTGCGCAACGGCACCCATAAGCTGTTCGACAAAGTGAGGGAAGAATGATGCCGACGTGCAGAGCATGCGGGGCGAAGATCATCTTCATAAAAACCGCTGCGGGTAAATCCATCCCATGCAATGCCGAGCCGGTTACTTACTGGGAAAAGCCTAAGGCAAAAGGCAAGGTCGTCACCCCGAACGGGATGGTGCTCAGCTGCGAGTTCGAGGGTGATCCTCAGCAGGCTACCGGTATCGGCTACATATCCCACTTCGCCACCTGCCCCAAGGCAGGAGAATTCAGGAGGAGATAGATATGCCGAACCCTATGAGAAAGACCGTCTGCGACTTCTGCGTCGCGGAATACAAAGCACATTACAGTTTCACCAAGGTGGCCCCCATCAAGGGGGCCTACCAGGGGAAGGGCGTCAAGTGCGATCTGTGCGGCAAGCGGATTTATTCGGGAGCCGTCTACGACATGTTTGTGAAACGGAGGTCGGACAAATGAAAACAGCAATGATAATCGTCGGCAGTATGTCGCTGGTATTCATCGTAGTCGCCTGCTATGCGGCTTGTGTGGTCAGCAGCCGAGACGATGACTGGTGGGGGCGGGACTGATGGACGCACTGCTCGACATCGCAGCCAACGTAGCGATCGGCCTGATGGCCGCTGGTATATGGGCGATCATTTGTGTGATTCGCAATGCGTGGAGGAAGCGGAAATGACAATGACAAGGTTAGAAGAACTGCTCGTTTTTCTCGGAGCCTTTGTGGCATTGGTCATCGTCACCGCTATCCACATCAGAATTCGGATTATGGAGGAGGATGAAAATGTTTGATTTGCCGATCATGGTCCTTGTGGCCATCTGCGCCCTTATTGGCTGGTACCGCGACAAAAAGAGGCGCTCCGATGGATGAATACGAACTCGCCGATTGCCCGTTCTGCGGAGGCCCCGGGCAGATAAAGGACGAGCCCAAGCCCCACCGTCACGGCTGGGTCGGGTGTCCGATTTGCAAGATCTATAAGCAATGGTCGTTCTCGCCGATAGAGGCGATCAAGAAATGGAACAGCCGGGTGCTGATATTCGTAGAGCCTGCGATGTATGACGTTGAGGAGATCCACGAGAACTGCACAGTTCAGATCTGGCGAAACAGCGAGACCGGCGAAGAAAGTGTGGGGTGGTTTGAAAATGATTGATAACATGTCTGCGGAACGATTCGAGGAGATTAGCCAAGCAGAAAAAGACGGACGTCTCGTCATCCTTCCCTGCAAAGTTGGAACGGCGGTCTATCGGTTGGACTTTAATCAGCGCGACGGCGCATGGCTGGAGCCGCATTTCTTCCAGATGCAGGACATAGAAAGAATCGGTAAAGATATATTCCTTACAAGGGATGAGGCGGACGCCGAATTGAAGAGGCTGGAATATGAGTGCAAGAATCGAATGTGACTGCTGCGGCAAATTGGAGTATGCCGATGATCGTAGTGATAAGGATGCGATTGCAACAATCACGACCCAGCATCGAGCGACAGGCTATTCCACAATGCACCTGTGTAAGGAGTGTTATTCCAGAATGATGAAAGAGTTCTTCAAGTGGGACATTGAGGAGGATGTATGAGCGTAATAATACGGGGCATGAAGATGCCGACGAGTTGCAACTTTTGCCCGTTTCTCTATGCGGGGAAGGTCTGCGTGCCATTAAACGAAATCGGCAATCACAAAGGGAATAGGTGTGGCACGGATTATGAGTCATACATATATGAACGACACGAAAAATGCCCGTTAGTCGAACTCCCCGTTGGGCGGTGGGTTAATGACTCAGACGATGAATTACCGAATGAATGGGCTTGCTCGTTATGCCATCAGCACATAGAGTCAAATGTTCCGTTTCTTATGAGATATTGCCCGTTCTGCGGCGCAAAGATGGGCGGTGAGTCATGAGTGTAATCATACGGGGCATGGATATGCCCGAAACATGCGGCGAGTGTCCGTGCCTGAGGATGGACAACCTCGAAGGCGTCACGGATTACCAGTGCAACGTGACCCTCAAGCTGTTCCGCTCGTCCGACGAATGGATCTATGACGAGCGTGACAGAGATTGCCCGCTGGATGACACAAGCACATTGCTGAACGAAATGAAAGAAAGGTTGGAACAAGATGCGATTCGCTTTAGACCCGCAGGCGTTCGCTCCCGAAAGAGCGCATCCCGATGACGCCGGCATGGATTTGAAAAGCCCCGTTGATATCGTCGTGCCTGCCAGGTGCAGCGCGACCATCAATACCGGTGTCCATGTGGAGATCCCGCACGGTTACGCAGGATTCCTCAAATCCAAGTCGGGACTGAACGTCAATCACAATATCACGTCAGAAGGAGTGATCGACGCCGGCTATACAGGCTCCATCGTCTGCAAGCTATACAATCACGGGGATATTTCCTACCACATCCACCGGGGCGACAAGGTCACCCAGCTCGTTATCCTCCCCGTCCTGCTCGGCGGCTACACCATCGTCGACGAGCTGCCCGACACCGAGCGCGGAGCAAAGGGCTTCGGCTCGACCGGGAGGTAAGCTCATGGCCGATTGGACAGATTGCGAGGGTAGTGTATAATGGCTAAGAACGATAAGCCTGTCATGCGTTGCGACCTCCATCACGACGAGCTCTGCGGGAGCGTCCTCAAATGCCGCGACTGCGGATGGTGGCCGGCAGAGATCGCGCGGAGGAAACAGCTCCCGCTCGTGCAGGGTCCGGACGGGCTGTATAGGAAGCACGTCGGAAAGAAAAGACCCGACGAGCCGGAATCCGACTGACGAGCTCACATGAGGAAGGGGGCGTGTAATGACACTGACGGAGCTTAACCTTCACCTTGACGCAGTTATGGAACTGGCCGAGGCGAGAGACAGTTTGCGCTCCATGCGAGAGTCTGTCATGCGAGCCCAGACATATGACGCAATGCCGCACGGGACGGGTGTGAGCGACAAGGTCGGAAAGCTGGCAATACTGATCGCCACGCAGGAGGACGAGGTCGCCCGGCTGGAACGGATCGTCGAGGCCGGTGAAAAAGATATCCAGGCATTCATCAACACCATCCCCGACATCCGAACTCGGACCATCTTCCGGCTGCGATTCCTCTGCGGGTACGCGTGGGGCGCCGTGGCCAATATAGGCGGCTGGTCTTCCGAAAACGCAGTGAAAGCCACCTGTTACCGCTATCTCGAAAGTACAGGCGATCTGTTTGACGCCTGACGGCCACTCTGAGCCGTTGCAACGGCCCGAATTCGCCGGTGAGCCCGTTAGCCCATATTCATATATCCCCGGAGCCTTAAAACGGGCCACAGGGCCGTAAGCGCAAAAAAAGAAAGCCCCTGCCAAATCGGTGGAGTTACCGAAATGGCAGGGGCGTTTTCTGTGTTCAGTTATTCAGCGGGCTCGGCTTCGGACTCAGATTCGGGCGGGTCAGGATCTTTGCGGAAGGTGTCATTAAACTCATTGACCGCCGCTTCGATCAGAGATATCAATTCATAGTCCCCGATGTCGATGCCGTACTCGTCTTCGAGGATGTGCGAAGCCCGGGCGATAGCCTGTTCCAGTTTTTCGCTGCCGTGGAGATCCTTGTAGATCTGTTCGACAGCCCGGACAACGGTTCGGACAACGGACTTCTTGACCTCGGTGTTGACGTACTTGTTGTACAGCTTCTTGACCCCCATGCCGATCATGGCGGCGATGGCGAGCAGGATCATCTGCGCGATGTTCAGGATGTACCCGTTCATGATGTTGGCCATATAGTTCTCCTTTCTCACACCGCTGGTGTGAACAATGTGTTGATGAGGTCGCTTTCACTCACGCCCTGTTTCTGTGCGGCCTTCTTCAGTTCCGACCACGCGGAGGCTTTCAGTGTCAGACTCACCGTGACCGTGTCGGACACAGGCGCAGGCTCCGCAGAGCTTGACTCCTCGGACAGCTTCAGCACGTCCCCGACGTGGATGAGGTTGACGTTGGCAATGCCGTTGATACGGGCCAGCTCCACAACTGTCGTGCCGAATCTCGCGGCGATAGCCGTAAGCGTGTCCCCGGACTGCACCACATAGGTGCCGCCCTTAACCGGCTCCTTTTCGGGAGAAGCAGGGGCGGAAGGCGTAGAACCGGAACCCTTCTCTATGTACCGCAGTACGCAGTCCCACGGGAAATTGTAGTAGCCCATGACGCGGATCTCTTTCCCGGTCTGATCTCCGCTCTTACCTCCGGACACTCCTCCGAATTCATTTCCTCCAGCATTCACCAGTCTGCCGTTGCCGATATAAATCGCGGTGTGCGACTTCTCGTTGAGAAGCACATCACCGCGGACGAGCCCGGCACCGGTTGCCAGGTTGACCTGTGCGGTAACGTCCTTGAATCCGTTGGAGAGCATATTACCGCGCATGTTTCCGGTGTAGGTGCACGTTAGCGGCACGCCGGCCTGCTGGTACGCCTTGATGGCAGAGCTTGAGCAGTCATAGTCGGGACCCCAGCGGGAGCCTTGGTCGTAACCGTGAGAATCATCTGCGGCAAGCGCCTCGATCCACGCTGCCGCGCTTTCTGCCTTGCTCATGTGATGACCTCCCAGCTCCGCACTTCCTTGGCAATGTCGTCGATGAAACTGTTCCCTTTCAGCGCCTTGTATGCCTTGTACTCGAGAAGGAAATTCTCCTTCTCATACTGACGAATCCTGTCTTCTTCCCTGTGCCGGTAATAGGTGCGCAGCATATCCGCGCGGAGCATGCACCGCTCGGCCTCACGGAGATCCCGGATTCCGAACAGCCATTCCCTCACCGGCTTAACGAGGATGGCGATAAAAGTAATAATGCCGGATATGTATCCGGCATACTGTGCGATAACTGAAAGCCAGTGCATGGCATTTCCCTCCATAAAGAAAGATGACCTGCTCAGAACGGCAGGTCATCTTCATATTCTTCCTCGACGCCGAAGTGCTTTCGGACAAGCACGAAGTCCTCGAGGGTTTTGTTTCTCAGCGCGTCACAGTCGCAGTGCTTCATGAGTCCGAGGTACGACGTGATCACGCTCTCGCAGTATTCCAGCGGCAGCTCCCCGGTGGAGTAATGCTCCATCACATAGCGGAGGTGGCGCTTCATGTTCAGTGAGGTGGATTTTCGGAGCGACGCCCGCCCCGGCCAGACCATCCGGCCAACGAACTCCACGCCGGTACCGACAGGCACGACGGCAGTCTTTTGGTTCAGCTGCAGACCGAGACGCTCCTGAAGGAAGTCGTCGATCTCCGCAATGGCCTCCCAGCAGTCCGTCTTCCCGGGCATCAGAATCATCATATCGTCCATGTACCTGATGTAATACGGGATCTGCAGGACACGCTTGATATAGTGGTCGAGCGGTGTCAGCACCACGTTTGCCGTGGTCTGGGAAATCAGAGAGCCGACCTGCATCCCGAGTCCGCAGATGCGCTCCGCCGTAGTCACGTCGGTACAGTCAAGCGGAAGGCCGAACGGCCTGCCGTCGCAGTGGATGGCCGTGTCGAGGAACCAGGTCATGCGCTCGTCGTTGAGTGGCCTTGTCATCTCCCGCATCTGTACATCCACGGGAATCCGGAAGAAGAATTTGGCGATGTCCAGTTTCCCGACGTACCACTGCTCCGGCTTCCCGTCTACGATCTGCATCCAGTGCTGAAGCGTCTGCACAGCTTTGAGCTGGCCGCGCTCCGGGATGCTTCCGTAGGAGTGCTCGTACATGGACCGCTCGTAGATCGGCCACAGCACGAGGTACGCCGCGCAGTTCACCACCCGGTCGGAGAACGGCAGCGAGTGGATCAGGCGCATTTTCGGGAAGTATTCGTAGAACGGCCGCGGCTGCCCGGGCGCGTACGTCCGCCACTGCAGGCGGTTGACGTCGTTGATGATGTTTTCCTCAAGGTTGGCAGAATAGGCC